GTACAGGAAAAGGGGTTAGATGAGAAAAGTTATGGCGGTAACAGTGCTCTTATGAAAGCATTTTGTGATAAGGCGGTACCGCTTTGTAAGAAAGTGGAGTGTACTTTTCTCCTCATCAATCAGTTAAGAGAAAATATAGGAAATCCGTATAAGCCTTTTAAGATCCCCTGTGGTACAGCTATAGCTCATGCGTGCTCACAGATCTTATGGTTTACAAAGGGATCCTTACTGGATGAGAAGTATAAAGAGGTAAGTAGTGGATATGCTAACCCTAGCGGTAATCTGGTAAGCGTGAAAGTAGAGAAAAATAAGGTTACTAAAAATGATCGTAGGCTCCAGACTTACACACTTAACTATAGTACAGGCGTGGATGAGATTAAGGATACCTTAGATCTGGCTATCATGCTGGGGATCATCTCACAGGCTGGAGCATGGTATAAGGCTACTCTTAAGGATGGCAAAGAGCAGAAAATGCAGGGATTTAACGGAGTGCAGGAGTTTTATTATAATGATCTGGAGGAGCTGGAGTATCTTAGAAAACAGGTATATGAGGCAGGGATGGTATGAGAGAAATAGAGGAAACCTTAGCACATAACCTTAGAGAGGTAAGAGAGAAAAAGGGATACACTCTAAAAGATGTGGTAAAAGGTACAGGTTATACAGAGGTAAGTATAAGCAGGTGGGAAACAGGTACACGGATCCCTAAGGCTACAGTACTTTACAATCTGGCTAAATTCTATGGAGTATCTGTAGATAGATTTTTCTGGAAATAAGAGCAGGAGGAGGCAGTAAAAAGCCTCCTCTATTATTTTATACAGGGGTTATATAAAAAGTGCTTGACATTATTATATAGGGGGTATATATTATAAGTGGGGTAAGGAACTAGATACAAACTGAAAGAGAGGTAAACAATATGAGATATAAAGAGGATAACGATAACAGATACAGAGTAAACTTTATGAGAGCTACAGAGGAGCTCATGGATGCCCTCACAGTTGAGAGCTTTATCTCTTACTTAGAAGAAAATGCAGAGTTTGAGGATTATACAGTAGAGTACATTGACGGTAAATGTGTTAAGTGTAGAGCTTATGATCTCACAGAGGAAAACAGTAAGCTCCATAAGGAGTTTTTAGTAACAGAAGATGGCAGAGTATTTTACTGGAGAACCTTATTAGATAAGATCGAGTTAGTAGATGATGAGATCCCAGAGGGAATGGTAGAGGGATTACAGGAGGGAGATACATACAGACATTTTAATGCTATCTGGGTAGTAGATAAGATTTATACGGTAGATGATCCTACACTCTGGTATAAGCTCAGAATTAAGAGCCATGTAATAAAGAAAAGCCCTATGTATAAGGGGATTGGTACTATGGATTGTGCATATAGCAGGGGAGCCTAAGGGCTCCCAGACAGGAGGCAGAAATGTTACAGAGAAAGATTTTAAGATATAAAGTGATGGATGTACACAGAGCTCTTGTAAAAGAGGGAAAGCTCTTAGAGGCTAGAGAGTTACTGAGATTACTTAGAAAAGGTTATATAAAATTAGGGCTGGATGATGTGAGCTGGAATGTAGAGAGCCTGTGTGAGAAGTTAGGATGTAAGATCTTGTATAACAGTAGAGGATATACAGCGGAGGTAAGGATATGATGTACGATATTATAGTAACAGTAAATAACAGTCCGACAAAGGTTAGAGGTTTGGGCTATTTGATAAATGCAGATAGTAGAGAACAGGCGGTAGCACAGGCTTTAGAAAATGCACAGACAAAAGCAGATAAGCCTTATAGCAGATATAAGAGATGCACATTTACTGTAAAGGATGAGGATGTTATAGCTAAGCCAGATTGGTAATGGAAGTATTGTAATTATGAGGAGGGCAAGGGCTCTCAGATCGGAGGGAAATATGTTTACAGTTTATATTAAGAGTGCTGGCACAAAGAAATACTTTACAGAGTTTGAAACAGAGGCGGAGGCTGAGAGCTTTTGTAGAGAATATGGCTGGGAGTGGGTAGATGAGAATGAGTTTGTATGGGATATGGATTATGAGGAGGCGTAAGAGATGGCTAAGATCGTTTATCTGAGAACCGATAAAAACGGTACTAAGTATTATGCTAATTACACTTGCCCTAGATGCGGAGGAGCTGGAGGATCTGATAAATGGGCTTTTACAGGCTGGACTTGTTACGAGTGCGGAGGAACTGGAGAAAGCCATACTCCAGTTATTGAAAAAGAATATACTCCAGAGTATAGAGCTAAGCTGGATGAGAGAGCCAGAAAGAGAGCAGAGGCTAAGAGGGCTAAGCAGGTAGAGGAGTTTAACAACAATCGTTTAGCGATAGCTGAGAAGTACGGATTTAATCCAGAGGGTAAGATCTATGTAGTAATAGGTAATACCTATGAGATCCGTGAGGAGCTTAAGGAGGCAGGAGCCAAGTATAGAGGAGGGATTAACTGGTATTTCTTAGAGAAACAGGATAAATACCCTACAATAGAGCTTAGCTATGAGGAGTGCCTTAATATCTATCCAGAGTACGGTACAATGAGCTGGAAAGACCTTACAGAGGTACAGGCAGTACTTAATAGTAAGATACCCACAGAGGAGGATCCTAGCCAGTATGTGGGGCAGGTGGGAGATAGGCTGGATCTGGTGGTAATATTTAAGAAAAGATCTACTTATGATATTCCTAGCTATGCAGGATGGGGTACAGATACGGTAGGTATCAATGTATTTAGAGATGATGCTGGTAATTGCTTTATCTGGAAAAGCACCTCAGCATTTTTTAATATAGCGGAGGGATCAAAGGTAAGATTGAGAGGAACCGTAAAGGAGCACAGCGATTATAAAGGTACTAAGCAGACTATATTACAGAGATGTAAAGTAGATGCAGTAAAGCTATAAAAACAGGGGAGGAGTTAATTACTCCTCCATAAGGAGGGCTAAGAGATGAGTATACACGGAGTAAACGCTAGACAGCTCCAGATAATAAGTATCCTTAAGGAGGCTAAGTGTACAAATACAGCGGAGCTACAGGAGGAGTTAGGAGTATCTAGGAGAACACTTAGAACGGATATAGCTTATCTTAAGAGAGTGTATCCAGATAAGTTAATAACCCACAGAGGCAGATATACAGGCGGTTTAGAGTGGGTAGAGTAGGAGGAGCGTATGGATCTAATAGAAAGAGTAGAAAGCTATAAGGTACTGTTTAAGGAGTGTAAAGCTCTGGAGCCTGTTAGTATGGCTCTGGCAAAGGGTTATAAATCCGCTACACCTCTCCAGAGATTAGAGATAATTAGAGAGTTAGATACAGAGCTGGCGGAGGTGTATAGTGTAGAGATCCCTGTTATTACAGCGTGGGTAAGGGATGATAACTATGTACATTCTACAAAGGAGATTTTCTTAGGGGAGCCCTCCTTAGAGGGTTTTCTCCATCAATTTAGGCACCACTTACAAAATAAGGCAAGGGAGCCACAGTATAAGTATTTACTGGTAGAGAATGATCCTAAGGCGGATTACAGGATCCCTTATAAGGATTGTATGTATCGGATGTATGGGGAGGATGATGCTAGAGCATGGGCTAGGATGGTTATTGAGTTAGCCTCATAAATGAGTTATAATATAACCACTATATAAAAAGGTAGGTGGTTACATGATAAAGAGATTGAGCGTAGTAATAGCTTTAGGTATTGCACTATTCTTATCAGCCTGTGGAAATACCGATAAGGCGGTAAATGAGCCAACAGAGGCAGAGAAAGTAACGGAGGCTATAGAAAGTACTCCAGAGGTAACAGAGGAGCCAGAAACAGCCACAGAGGAGGCGGAGGATCTACCTGTAATTTATGCAGATGATGAGGAGATCAATTTATATCTGAATAGATATAATGAGGCTAATGTGGGGCAGGAAATAACAGCGGATCAGTTTGAGCCTTATAAGCATCATGGTAGCGTACATAAAAATCAAATAAAACTCAAAACAGAGGAAACTACTATATCAGCTATAGGAACTAAGGTAACAGTATATTTAGAGTATAAGGATCTGGAGCAGTATAAGGAGGCGTTTCTGAGGTTTGTAAAGCCTTTTAGCGATACCGATATAGAGAAATGCTGGGAGCAGGTTTTAGCGGATGATATGAGGGTTATAGAGTTTGATGGATTTAGTACAGAAACAAGTAAATTTAACGGAGATATAGAGTATATGAGTATCTATGGATCTATAGAGTAGGAGGCGGATTATATGAAAATCGGAGTAAGAAAACCTAGCCTTAAAAAGGCTATCAAAGTAAGCACTACAGGTAAGGCTAAGAGAGTGGTAAAGAAAGCGGTTAATCCTCTGTACGGTAAAAAGGGTGTAGGGCTGGCAAAGAGCCCTAAGAGAGCTGTAAAAAATGCTGTGTACAAGAAAACTACAGTAGGGGTAAAAGATTTACTCAAATAGGAGGGCGTATGGATAATGAAAAGCAGAAACAGGGGGTAATAGACTTTCTGGAGAATACCTACACAGGGGCTAAAATGATGGGAGATGAGGAGGTAATGCTAAGAGCCTCCAGAGCACTCTTAGCATTTAAGGCAGATGTGCATAAGGATATTTTTATAGAGGAGAATGTGCTGGAGTTTTAATACCAGAGAGAGAGGATCTTAGGATCCTCTTTTTTTTTTGTCTAAAAATACTTACCGATTGTGATTAAGTTAAGTATCACAACAAAGGAGGTAAACAGAGTGGCACAGAAAGTAACCAGTACAGATATAAAGCTGGCTCTTAAAGAGTTTCATAATGGAAAGCCCAGTTATTTTATAACAGAGTGTAAGACCTGTAGTACTTATTTTCCAGATCCGCAGGGGCTACTTAAGTTTGATGGGCTGGCTATCACAAAGAGCTATACAAAGCCTAATATTATCGGCTATGAGATCAAAGTGAGTAGAAATGATTTTCTACAGGATAATAAATGGCATTTATACCTACAGTACTGTAATGAGTTTTATTTTGTAGTACCTAAGGGGCTGGTAAAGAAAGAGGAGCTCCCAGATCATGTAGGGCTTATCTATTTCAATCCAGATACTAAGGCTCTGAGAACGGTTAAAAAGGCATTGTACAGGCAGATAGAGGAGCCTGTAGGCGTGTATAAGTACATTATCTTTAGTCGGCTGGAGGAGGATAGGATCCCCTTTTACAATGACAGGGCGGAGTACTGTAAGGATTATCTGGAGGATAAGGTAGTAAAGAGTGCTATAGGGCAGAGATTAGGCACAAAGTTAGCAAAGGATTTAGAGGAGGCAGAAAAGAAGTTAAAAAGCCTCCAGAATGTAGAGAAAGAGCTACAGGCGTGGAAAAGTGTTAAGAAAGTCTTAGATAAGGCTGGTATTTTACCGTGGAGATGGTGGGATAACGATAGCTGGGTAACAGAGCTGGAGCAGAGGCTTAATGGAAAGATGGATCCTATAGATTTGGAGTTAGCCATTAAGGATACCAGTAGACTATTAAACAGATTACAGGCTATGCAGGTACAGGAGGAGCAGGATGATAAAAGCTAGATACATAGGGGTAGAGTGTGAGCTCCAGAGCGGTAAGGTGTATCCGATTAAAACCAGATGCACAGGAAATAAGCTGGTGGTATCGGTAAGAGCTTATAAGTTTGAGTATAACTCTCTGGAGGAGTTTCTTAAGCGGTGGAAAGTAGAGGCGGTATATCATGGATGTAAGTAGGTTAATGATTTTGCTTAAGGAGGCGTGGAGCAGGGTAATAGATGAGGGAGTAGGTGTAATGGGAGATTTTATAGGAAAGCCTTTTACATCTACTACTATGAGTGAGTTGAATTATCTTGTAAACGCTCCTTTAGAGAGTATAAACAGAGAACTCAGAGAGGAGTTAGGTATAGAGCTTTATGTAAATACACTACCTCAGATAGAGGATAACTCAGTAAGTGGGTTCTTAATGGTAAAAAGGGTAGGAGAGCCAGTAAGATTTATATGAGAGAGGAGTGTTAAGTGTGGGTAGAGCTGAGAGGCGTAGGCTTGAAAAGCAAAAAGGTAAGCAGGTAAAAACCTATAATTTAACCAGATCACAGCTCCATAATGCAGTAAGGCAGGTAACAGAGGAGGATCTTAAGAGGATCAAACAGGAGGCTATGGAGGATGCCATAAATACAGCTATGACATTACTCTTAGTACTTCCTATGGAGGTACTCATGGATCACTACTGGAAAAAGACCTATGCAAAGAAGATACCAGAGTTTACAGAGCTGGTATTACAGTATTATGAACGCTGGCAAAATGGAGAGCTAGATATGGATGAGATGAAAAAGGATCTCTGGGAGTATGGCGGAGTGAGATTAGAAGAAAGAGAGGCGGAGTAAAATGAAAGAAAACTTAAGACCGTTTGGATATTTAGATGAGTATATAGATATGCTGGATGTTAGTGCAGAAACTAAAGGAGAAATACGAGAGAAACTCATAGACAATATTCAGAAAAATAATAAGATACAGCTAGAACAGGAAAGGCTAGAGGGGTATATGGAGGGGGAGAAATGGGCTAAGTTAGAGTATAAACGAGAAACAGCAGAAAAAGAGGATTATGTTAGGATGTATGTTATGCTCTATAAAGCTATTACTAATAGCAATAAAGATCCAGAGTATATACTTAGTGGAGTTATAGAGTATTTAGAGGCGGAGATCGGTAGGGTATTGGAGTTTTATGAGAATGAAATACCAAAAGGGTTATCATATGATCCGAAAGATCTGGAGTTGCTTAGAAAAATATCAGCAAGAAT